CTATTAGCGATGTAGACATACCCGACCATGTCTCCTTTTCTTTCAAACCTGACGGTCGACATACCGTTCGCGGTTGGGTTGCCCTGGATAACCTGTTTCTCAACAGTTTGGGCGAAATTTGTGTGACGTTTATAGTTGGACCTGAAAAATGAAACTTCAGGTTGGCCGACGAGATGCGCATCTTGGGCACCTACGGCAACGAGTTGGGCAATACCTCCAGACATATTTTATATTATACTAAGGTTTTATTTTTTTAACCTAAGCAAATCCAATCGCATTCATATAAATATTTCCATATAAATTCGATAATGTCATAAGTGCATGTTTGTCTTGGGTAATTGAAACATCGGTCGTCATCGCATAAAAATTTACATTCGTCAACTCTTTCGAAATTTTTATATTACCTCCACTCGCGAGTATAGGTATGACAATTTGTGCACCCGTTATAAGATTTGAGAATACAAGATTCGAAACATCAGTTGTTGAAACGACGAGTGGTGCTGTACCATATGACTTTTCTCTTGCATCAATTGTTATTGTCCCGGATGAGATAGTTGCAGAAATATCCGTATTCGTTAACTTTATGTTTTGGGAAGTCGTGTTCCCTGATATTGTAATATCACCTGTAGTAATTACATTTCCAGTATTTACGTTTCCTGATGTAACGAGACCACCTAATGTAAGAACATTTGCTGTTACATTTGCACCTGCATTAACACTCACGACATCATCTAATGCAAAAGGTGATGCAGCAACATTTAAACTTCCGATAGTAATAGAATCCGCTGAAACATTACCCGAAACCGTGAGTACATTAGACCCGTACGTGTTTACTGTAAGATTTGCGGATGCCGCTGATGGACCAATTGCTACATTCGAACCTTCTTCGATTATGTTATCTAAGGTAGAACCACCTTGCCCTCCTGAATCGTAGATTTCACCTGTTGATGTGTCGAAAGATAAAACGTTATTCGAAGGTGATGCATGATCCGGGTCAAGTTTTATCGCGTTAGCTACTTTCAAAGATGCTACTGAGCCTGCAGATGATTTAATTAAAACATCACCAGTGTAATCGATTTGTTTCGTAGCTGCAATGTCAATATCACCCGCGGATGTTAAACCCGTGGTTGTGTTATTAAACGCGACTGTTTGTGTTGTCGTTGCACCCCCAGCTGTAATCGCTTGTAAATTCGAAGAAACTTCCGCCCATACAACTGATGAACCCGTACTTTTAAGAAACTTACCATTATCTACCCCTAATTTTGCTAATGTAGTTGCACCCGTGGCATAGAGTAAATCACCCGCCGTGTACGACGCGATGTTTGTACCCCCATGATCAACATCGAGAATACCCGTAGTTATTTTTTCCGCATCGAGATTTGTAATAGCCGAACCATCACCCTTGAGTGTTACCGCTTCCACGAGACCTGTTGTGATAACGTTACCCGCCGAAACATTACCACCTTCAACACTCAAAGTCATGAATTTATCCGACGTCTCGTTCGTAGGAACGATATGCGCACCATGTGGGTCACTGAGTGTATACGCGATAACGTATTTTTTCTCGTCACCCATGTATCCCGAAACTACATTTGCGGTTGGGCGTGTCATAATTACACCCATATCTATAGTATCAATGACATTTGCGTTACCTAATTCTATAAGGGGATCAGAAATGATATGTATATTACTGTCTTGAAAAAATGTTTCGCCTTGTACGTTTAAATTACCTGTAATGTATAGGTTTGAAGACACAAATGTGTTATTAGTTGTGCTATCATAACCTATTGGACTGTCAATGAGTTCCTTATTCACATTTGTATACGGTATTTTACCTGAAGTCAGAGTTGTACTTTTAAATATAGAAGCTGTAACGTTACCCGTAGCAACTACGTTACCTGAAGCTGTTAAAGATGTTACTCCATTAGTAAATGAAATTTTATTAGTTGTCGTTGCACCCCCATCTGTAATAGTCTGTAAAGTCGAAGAAACGTCGTCCCACGCTATTCCAGCATTGGAACTTCGAAGGAATTTTTTAGTAGCATCTGCATTATAAGGTGGGAGTTTATTCAAAGCATCTCCAGACGCTGGACCTAATAACAATTCGTTTGCTGCAATTGAACTTAAACCGGTACCACCCTTGGCAAGTAAAACTTGTGAACTCAAATTATCGGGATTTAAGTTTGTAATAGCCGAACCACCGCCAGTTATGGTTGTAGCAATAACGTTATCGGCAATGACATTTGAATTTAATGTTACTGAAGATATGTTTGTAGCAACAACATTATCGGCAACGACATTGGCGGTTACTGTAATTACATTTACATTATTACCAACAATATTACTTGTTACCGTACTCGCAGTAACAGCGTCAACTTCTAATGAAGTAACTTCTAGTTTACTTGTTTTTAAATAATTTGATACATATACATTACCCGTAATATCTAAGACATTTTCCGAGGTATCATTTACATATAAATTAGAACCAACATTTAACGTACCATCGACGATTACATTACTATATGCCTTGAGTGATGTTGTTGGATTTGTAAGGTGGATTGTATTTGATGTAACATTACTTTTATCCGTAACAGTTTGTAAAGTTACATTTGAAAGAAGACCACCGTCCCCTATATAGTTTTGTGCGCTAACATTACCGACAGTTTCGAGCGCATATATAGATCCTGTGGGTATATTCAAACGAAGTTGTCCTTCATTACCTAAACTTAATGCATGCGTGGGTGAAGTATTTGATATACCTATATTATCTGCGTGAAGTGCACCTGTCTTAATAGTTCCCGAAACTTGAATTTTGTTTGTCGAACCTCCATCTATAAAAACACTTGATCCAGAAAAAATTCTATTGGCTCGTACATTACCGTCAACTTTTATGGCTTCCGCACCTGTATTGGACATGAAAATCTTATCACCGACAGATAACATGTGGGTAGGAGACGTATTCGAAATACCAACATTTGAACCGTGATCGGTAGTAAACGCAGTTGTTATATTCGCAAAGTGTGGTGTACTATTTGAAACAACATTACCTTGGAGACCTGCACTATCTAAAGTAACACCTCCTAAAAGCGATGTTGCAACACCTGTATCAACAACTTCTTTACTAGATGCATTATACCCTATAAAAGTTGCACCTGATATATCAGCGACTCTTAAAGGCGTCATATACATGGACCCCGCCGTAGGTGCATTTATAGCAACATTAGAGGCATTAAAAACAATGGTGTTTTCAGCCTGGTCATCCGAAGCATGTTTACCAAACCGGATTTTGGTAGACCGCTCGATGGTCGGTAAGTTTTTAACCATTTAATATAAGTATGTATTTTAATTTGCATAGATAAGACCAGCCATACCATTTTCAATACGAAGTATATTGTAGTTGACTGCGTATATAGGATCACTAATGATCATGGTTTGACTGACTATCTTTGCAGAATCTAATCGACTAAAATTGAGCGTTCCTGTCGGCTGGAGTGAACTCGTCGATAAGCAAAAACAGTATAAGAAAAAATCGGGGGACGTAACAAAGTTTGTATGGTAATAGTTCATAACGTCTATAAAGTGTGGTTTAGCCCATTTAAAATTACCTATATCTAAACCGTTTATTTCAAGTTTTATTTTATTGGTTGTTGACGTTAATGCCCCTTCGGTCGTTGTATCCGAAGATGCAAGATATTTGACTGGGTGGTTAAACGTCAATTCTTGTGAAAGTTCATTTGATGGAATACTTTTTTGAACCTGTGTAATAATTAAATTATGGTTACGCGAAACAAGGTTACCACGTTCTTCATTATCGAGGTAATAATAGTTTGAGTAACACTCAAAATTATAGTTACCCGCATCTGGTCCCCAATGTATACGTAATTCAACGTTATGGTAATGTAAAGCCACTATTGGTAAAGCACATTGTGCACCCTCACAGAAGAAGAATCTAAATGGATAGAAATAAGAGCGAGCACTTATACCTGGGTGTGTACCATTTGCACTTTTTGAAACGTTTGTTGCAAACGTATCAATTGCTATTTTTTCTGTAAAAATAGCATCTTGTGTATCGATAACCTGTCCACCAATAAGAAGTTCAACTTTATCTATGAGTGTATCCCACCTCTGGATATCAAGTGCCTGTGTATTATTATCAATTGTTAGGTATGTATATCCTAACATATCACCTGTTCGATCAAAACGAATAGATGACATAGAATTCGCTTTCACATCTCCCTGAATAGTTTGTTTTTCAACGGATTGTGAAAAGTTAGAATGTCGTTTAAACGTTGACGTAAAAAAAGATATTTCTGGTTCGCCCATAATGTGTTCGTCTTGAGCACCAATTGCTATAAGTTGAACAATACCAGATGACATTTATAATAAGAAAAGGTTAAAAATACAAGTTCGCGACGCCCTGACATAATTAATAGGATACGTTTTTCTTCTTACACACAAATTTAAAAATAAACATGACATCTCCACACGCGGCTGCGGTGCCATCCTGTTTATCTAAATCAAAAGTTAATCTGTCGAGTTTACGAATTGGGTTATAATATTGTTGAATAATTGGGTATTCGTTTCTGAAGAATACCGCTTTTTGGGCACTACTTGCTGCGTGCATTGTGTGTTCACATATAATCGTACCAAAAACACCGTTAAGGTGATTTTCATCAGCATCGTCGAGGTCTTTTTTTCCACGTTGTGAAAAATTAGTTTTAAGTTGTTCTATACCAATATGGATACACCTTTGAGCATCACCACTCGTGTTAATACTTGCAGCAAGTAATTGTACCTGGACAACATTTTCTAGGGGTTTTGGTAAATGAAGTGTGAAATCTGTGTTATCTGAACCATGATCCAAGTTATCAAGAATGACGGTATGGTGTTCATATTCGAAATCGGGTAAAGTGGATTGACTAGTCACTAAAGCCATTTATATATACTGGAGATTTTACTTCATCTTATACCCCGCTTGTTCTCGAACAAGTTTTTGGCCGTCGCATACACCACCTTTACTGTCGGAGTAGTAAGCATCACCCAAACATTCTTGAGTCGATGGGATATCGAAGAGAGAACCCGTATTAATGGTTTCGATTTCGACATCTTTACCCTGGTATCCGCTGGTACGGAACATTGTGAGAACACACAATAATGCCATGATGATGACGATAGCTCTGATCGTATTTCTGTTGGTAGCGTTAAGTTTCATTTATATTGAAACAACATTTTTTATAAAGTGCGTTAAAGAGATTAGAATAGTTTCAATATAAAGAGTAATAGTAATGGACGGCGAGATTATTCTTGATCGTAAAAATACGAATGTCATGAAACTTGATGATAGTGAACAGGCCCTGATGAACGAAATTGAAATTGATGTTCCTCGACGTCAGCCTGTAAAAAAACAAATTTCTCAAATGAAAACACAATTTACAGCGCCACAACCCCAGGTTTTCCAGGAAGATATTGACTCGTTTGCTAACCCTAACAAACAAACACAACCATCCGCACCTCCACCAGAAGCACCTCTTGATTATCACGAATACGACGACGAACCCGAAATGGAGTATGGGGGTGGAGGGGGTGGATATATGATGGAAGAAGAGGAAGAAAAACCGTCACCCGGTTTTAAGACGATAGATGAAGAGAAAGCGGATCTCGTTAATAAACTTGGTCGTTTGGAAAAAAAGGGATTTACTGTCAACAAGCGTTTGAATGCTTATTCCCCTATAGACGAACTTAGAAACGAAGTAAAACGAATAACGTATAGTATAGATGTAGACAAATCTGTTAAATTTGCAAGACGTATGCTTATTGCGTGTACGACAGGACTCGAGTTTATGAATAAGAAGTATAATCCATTCGAGATCCAACTCGATGGATGGTCGGAAAACGTTATGGAAAATGTCGACGATTACGATGAAGTTTTTGAAGAGTTATACGTCAAATATCGAACTAAAATGCATGTCGCCCCAGAAATCAAATTGATTATGATGCTTGGAGGCTCGGCGATGATGTTCCATTTGACTAACAGTATGTTCAAATCGGTCATGCCAAACATGAACGACGTGATTAAACAAAATCCAGGATTGGTTCAAAATATGATGTCTGCTGTACAAAATACAGTACCAAAAGCACAACAAGGTTCCGAACCTTCGAGTGATGGTAAACACGAAATGCAAGGTCCCGGGTTCGATATTTCGAGTCTCATGGGTAACATTATGATGCCACCCACACCACCCATGAACACAACAAGTATTCCAGATCAGGAACTACTTACCGTAGACGATGATGAAGATGACGATATTTCTGATATTGCCGAGGCACCAACACCAGGTGATGTGGAAGGAGGGGGTGACGGAGAATTGCGTGAAGTTAAAGTTACTCAGACCAAAGCTAAACGTGGTCGAAAGAAAAAATCAGTCGAAATTAATTTGTAAAATATAGTATATGATAGGTTATTGTCCATTAGACGAAGATCCTATTGAAAGACCGAGACCTTCACGAGAAGTATCAGTCCCAGTCCAGGAGAAAGGTAAAAATTCTACTGGTAGAGGAGAAGATACGGAGTGTAATTATGTTGTTTTGTTCTTTATTGCGGGTGTTATCGCCTTAGCAATCATGGACACACTCCCATCACGAAAGTAAGTAAATAAAACTTTCTACCATTCTGACATTTTCCGGAATGGTAAAAAAATTAGTTGTTTTCGAGCGCTGTAACACGCGCTAATAGATCGGTGACTTGTGTTTCTAACGTCGCGACTTTCGTCTTTTCAGCTTGTAATTGTCTATCTACTTCTTGTAAAGCCGCAGTTGAAACTGCCCATATAGCATCTTTATTTAAATTGTTAAAGTCCTGAATATGTTCACCGTGTATATATGCACCAGTAACATTAGTAAACTTATCGCTATTTTGTATTGTTATAACATTACTTCCCGAAAACGAGAGTACTTGTAGGGTGAGGTATTGATTATTATCAGTCGTGATATTTATATTTGACGTATTCGATAAAGTTAAACCTTCAACCGTGGTATCTAAACGAAGTTCGAGTACGTTACTATCACTCGTAACACTTACGTTTGAGTTCGTAAGTATATTTGGAATATCACCTTCACCTACCGTAACCGCGTACGGTAAAACGTTTGCGACTTCTTGGGCGATGAAACCATATATGTTACTGTTCCCCTTTTGTTTTTCATCTATATAATTGTATATTTTGGGTTCGAGAAGACGAATTTTGTCGAGTGCAGAACTATCGTTTATATCAACCACATTCTTTTTTATTCGACTATCAGAAAACGCATTAAATTGTGAACACGCAATTCTTCCGCTTGCGTATATGGAATAAGTGTTATCACCACTTGCAATACCAGTGAACCCTGAACTGTTTAAAAATCCATACGATAAATAGCTTGTTACTGTCCCCTGTACTTGAAGTTTTGCGGTTGTTGGGTTAGTTGTGCCAATACCAACGTTACCATTTAAACCATCTATCATCATTCTCGAGTTAGACGTACTCGCCCTAAAAGATGAACCATTACTTGCCGATGTTTCTACACAAAAGTGTAAATCCGCGCGACTATAACCAACTGCATCTGCTATTATAGCACACTTGGGTTGTGAGGCTGAATCATTGTGATGCGGTGTACCTAAAAATAAAGCTGCCCTATTCCCTGTACTATCACTATACGATTGTATATATACATTAGATTCTCCGGATGATCCTTCTCTTTTTACGTGTAGATACGCCTCTGGCGATGATGTTCCTATACCAATATTATCATATATTCGAACATTTCTATTTGTACTACCCGTTCCTGCACCTACAATATCCAATGCGTAGTTATAACCTGCACCACTAAACGTACTGTACCCAATTTTACCCGCATTGACTTCTTTTCCGGATACACCCGTCCCCCATTCAAACGTATTTGATCCGGATAACGATGAGCCACCACCAAACGTTTGCACGGTTCCGTTAATTCTTAAATCACCTGTTAAGTTTATATCGCCAGTTACATCTAAGGGGTATTGTGGTATATTTTGCCTTATACCTAAATGTCTTCCGATTGTAGTCGTACCAGCAACTGTTAACAATTCACCCGGGAAGATATGATGACTAGTTGAAGAAGCATAACCACCACCATCACCTATAGACATTAG